TTAGGTGTGCCAATCGCTGTAAATAACGAAGTTAACCCAGGAACATTCCTAGTTGGTAACTTTGGTCAAGCGGCTCAATTATGGGTTAGAGATAACGTATCTGTTGAGTTCTTTACAGAGGATGGAACTAACGTAAGAGATGGTTTTGTTACTGTTAGAGTAATGGAAAGAGTTGCACTTGCAACATACTTACCAAAAGCTATTATTGATGGTACATTTAGTACTGCAAAAGCGGCAATAACTCCGTAATAATAACTATTATACTAATTAAAGGGGTATTTATTACCCCTTTTTTTATGGAGTAAAGTGAAATAATAATAATATAAATGCAAAATATATTTGGTATTTAAAAATATTCTTTTATATTTGTGTAAACAAACAATAAAAATTATTATTATGAAATTAAATTTAAAAAAAGTAAATACAGTACAAGCATTAGAAAAACAAGGTTATTGTACAATTCATCAAAATTCATCATACTGGGGTTATTTACACGATACAGAAAATCCGCCTGGATATGTATTGGTGGTTAACCATAATAAAAATGTGTCTTTTGAAAATGGTGGTGATTCTGGTTTATGTTCAACACCTTGTTGGTCAATAAAAGAAGCACTTAATATTTATAACAATGGTATTTTTAAAAGCAATGTTTGATATGTATAAAAAATTCTTAAAACAAGATCCTAAAAACTGGATGTGGCTAATAGCAATCCATGTGGTTGTTTATTCAATAATGTTAATACTAATGTTAGATTTTTAATTATGGCAAAACAACTAGAAAATATTAGGCAAGATATAATAGGCGATTCATCATATTACTCAAATATATGGGTTACAATAGATTTTTTAATTGAGGCAATTGATAAAAATAAACTAAAAGATGCAAAGTCATTAGTAAATGATTTACAAAATGATGTTGTTTCATTAGCTTATAATAATAAAAAAGTACAAACAAAATTAATTAATCTAATAGATAAAAAATAATTATGGCAAATAGAGATAAATTTTTACACAACATAAATAAAGCTAGAAGGCAAAGAGAAATTGAACAAGATATACAAGCCGACAAAATAAGACATAATAAAAACATGATTGCTGTAAATAAATTAAAAATTAAACATAAAAATAAAAGGGAATTATTAGAACAAGAATTTTATAACTGTTTTAATCCTTTTAATACATCTAACTTAAAAAATAATGAGGATGTTTAATTTAAAGCACTTTTTAGCGTTTATTATGTTCTTTTTGTCCATTAGGGTAGTATGGTTGTCAAATGACTTTTTAACTGGCTCTATTCTTTTAATTTTTGGCTTTTCAATTTTAACACATGATTCAAATAATGTTTAGTATAGATGACATGATTAATAGTTCTATTGAACGTAAAACCTGGGATAATTTACCGCCTATAAAAAAATTAAAATATTAAAATTGGCTAGTGAAATAAAAGATATTGTACATAATAAAGATAGTATTTCATAATAGTTGTTTGTTTAAATTCTTTATTATGTTAAAAACCGATTATTAATTTAGTCGGTTTTTTTTATATATTCTTTTTTATGAACCATAACCAAAAGGGTTGTTTTGCGGAATATCATTTTGCGGCAACTGCAATTACACATGGTTATAATGTTTCAATACCATTATTGGGTGCTAGTTATTATGATTGCATACTAGAAAAAAATGGTAAACTTTTTAAAATACAAATAAAATATCTAGGCAAAGATCGTACACAAAGAAAAAATAGTGTACAAATAACATTGAGGCGAACTGGTTTGCCTTTTTATGAAAAAAAATATGTTGATTATTTTGTGTTATGGGATGAAAGGCACAAAGGGTTTTTTATTATACCAAATTTAGAGCAAACAAGTTTAAAATTAAACATCAATGGCAAGTATAAAGAAAATTTTAATAACTTTGCATTGATTTCATAAATAAGTTTAAGTGCCATTGGTTTAAAAACTAGTGGTACTTTTTTTTTATCTTTACATAAAATAAATATCATGAAAATCAAATTATTAATATCAATTTTAAAAGATGGCACTAGATTTAATGAAGGCGATGAATTAAATATTGCTGATCACAAAGGTGAAATTTGGATCTCTAAAAAGTGGGCAAAATCAATTGATAAAAAAGAATCTAAAATTAAAAAAGAAACCAAAGAGTTAAAACTCGATTCTAAAGAAACTAAAAATGAGGCAATCTAAAATTAACTCAACAACTGGATCTGAAATTGTTTCATCAGCTGATTTAAAACTATTTGCAAAAATAGATACAACAGCTGATGATGCAATAATTGCTAGGCAAATAACTCAAGCCAGAATATGGTGTGAAAATTATATATCCAGAGATATTGTCGCAAAAAACAGATCTTATTATTTAGATGAAACATCTGGCACATTTTCAATACCCTTTGGCCCAGTTACATCAATAACTAGCATCCATGCTGATGGTATTGCATTGACACATACAAATGTCGGCTTAGACAAAGAAACAATTGAGCTTGACAATGGTTATGCAAAAAAAGTAACTGTAATTTATATTACAAGTGGTTTAAATGATTCTTTATTGCAACAAGCTATTTTGCAACTTGCAACAACTTATTATGAGAATAGAGTTGATTTTAATTCTGGTGATGAAAACAAAGCATCGGATTTAATACCTAGTGATACCAGGGATATTTTAAATTCCTATAAAGCAATGTTTTTATAATGAATCCTGGAAAACTAAATACTAGAATACAGATAAAACAAATGGCTAAAACGAGTGATGGTTTTGGTGGCTGGACATCTAGTGTATCAAACTATATTGCTATATGGGCCAAGTTTGATGAAATTAGTGGTATTAGGGAAACAACAGATGGCCAAAGACAAACCAGGACAGAGGTTGAATTAATATGCCGAAGTAATACAGTTAATTTTATAAAAGATAATATTGGTGGCCAGGAATGGTTTTTTGAAATTGAAGGTAACGCCAAAGATTATAGAATTAATGAAATTTATGAATCAGATTATAAAAACCATAGTAAAATAAAAGCAACTAAAATTGAATAATAATGCAATCAGTAAATATTAAAATTAATGGATCCGATCTTGCATTGCTAGATAAAAAACTAAAAAAATTAAAAAAATTTAGTAAACAAGAATTTAGCAATGAAATTGGTTTTACTGTTGCTGATATTGCTAGTAAAGCAGTTGCAAAAGTTCCAGTTGATACTGGTAACTTAAAACAGTCAATTAGTTATGGTGCAATGAATAAAAATGCCTATGTAGAAGCAAAGGCGGTTTATGCACCTTATATTGAATTTGGTACTGGTGGTTTTATTAACACAAATGATGCCCAACAATTAGGTATCAATCCAGCCATGATAAAATCAATGTTTTCTGGCAAAGGAGTTCGTGAGGTTAATATGAAACCCCAACCATATTTTTTTAACTCAGTTCGTGAAGGGTTTAACGATTTATTAAAAAGGTTAAAAAGCACTATTAAAACTGATTTACAATAATGAAGGATCCGATTAAATTTATAAGAAAAAAAATTATAACAACTTTGGCTGGTGCTGTTACATTTGGCGGATCTAATGTTTTAATTTATAATAGGGTTCCATCCAGTACTGTATATCCATATATAAGAGTTTATGGTTTATCCACAAATGCAATAGATGACAACCAAACAAAATACAATGTTGAATGTATTACTAGGGTTGAAGTGGTTACAAGATTTGAAAGTGATAGTGGTGGTGAATTAGATGCCAATACTATAATGAATGATATAATGGCATTACTAATTACTAAAAATCAAAGTGCTTTTAATTTAGCATCTGATAATTTTAACTGTTATGCTGTTGAAAATTCTGGAGTAACTTATATACAAGAGGATCTAAGTGATCATACATATTTTAGGGCAATACTAGAACTATCAAATAAAATTGAACAAATATAACAAAGTGGAAATACAAGACATGAAAATATATATATTTAACACATTAGCTCTAGGTTTATCAATGACAAATATTGAGGTTACATTAAGAATTATTTTACTTATAGCAACCATAATTTATACAATACAAAAAATAAAAAGTAAGAAAAAAGATGGCAACTAAAATTAGTGAGGATACAAACGTACAATTAGATTTAAAAACAATCGGAATTATTATTGCTGGTACAATATCTCTAGCTAGTATGTGGTTTACTTTACAAAGTGATATTGATGCTCTTAATTCTAAAATTGATAATTTTAGTGGCGATGAATTTGTACAAAAAATGGAGTTTCAATTAAAAGATGAATTAATTAGAGCTAATGTAATTCAAATTGACAAAGTAACTAAAACATTAAAAGAAAATATACAAGAAAATAAAGAAGCTATAAAAATAAATTCAGAAAAAATATATGAAAACAAAAGATGAAAAAAATAATAATTGCCCTTATTGTATTATTTGCATTTGTACAAACTAATGCTCAAGATTTTACCTTATTGCATATAAATGCAAAATGGAATCAATCTAATAATTATAATTTAAGAGGTATAAAAAATTGCCAAATACAGATTGCATTATTAGAGGATCAATCACCTTCTATAAGATCACAAATTAAAGCGGTACCAGTAATTATTTTACTTGACAAAGATGGTAAACCTAGAGGTAAATGGTCAGCCGATTTAACCTTTAAAATAACAGTACCAAAAGAGGAAATTCAAAACAGAATTAATTTTTTAATGTTAGAAAAAACTAGAACTAGAAGGGCATCAACAAATTAAATTTAAATTATGATTAGTAAACATATATCTGAAAAGGAAGCAACTAAAAGCATAACAGCTATTAGATTGAGTTTAGCAAATACGCCAGATGGTAACATTTTAACTAATATGAAATCTGTTGCAGAAAACATTTTTGAGCCGCTTAGAAAATGGGTTGGTGGCCCAATAAAGATTAATTCTTTTTATAGATCTGAGGCACTTAATAAAGCCATTGGCGGTGCATCTAAAAATGGTAAACAAACATCTCAGCACTGTTTTGGATATGCAATGGATATTGATGATATATATGCTTATAAATCTAATGCAGAAATGTTTAATTATATAAAAGAAAATTTAAATTTTGATACCATGATTTGGGAGTTTGGCGATAGTACAAACCCAGATTGGGTTCATGTCAGTTATGTTTCGGATTCAGCAAACAGAAATCGTATTTTAAAAGCGGTTAGGGATAAGGGTAAAACAAAATATATAGATATAACAAATAGTTAAATTTATAACAATGGGTATTGAAAATAAAAAAGTAAATGTTGATATTGATGGCGATGGTAAACCAGATTTAAACTTGGATTTAAAAACTTTAATTATTATTGCTGGTGGTATAATTAGTTTAACAATGACTTATTCCACATTAACTAAACAAATTGATATAAATAAACAAGAAATTGAGGTTGCTAAAAAATTACCACCTCAACAATCGCTAGAATTATTAGAACAAAAAATACAATTTTTAGAAAATCACATTGAGGTTGAATCAAAAAGATTAGATAAAATTGAGGATAAAATTTATAAAAGATGATGACTAGGTGGGAATGTGCCATATTAGAAAAATTTACAACTGGCCCATTATTAGGTTTTAGCTTTTATGAAGCCGATGAAATAAATAACTGGACAGAGTTTAATTTGTATTTAATTTTTTTTGTCATTCATTTTAAATTTTTTAATAATGGAGAAAATTTATGATGTGTTATTTATGTTATTAATTTTATGTATTATCGGTGCATTAACAATATTACCTTTAAATTAAATTTATGGAAACTTTAAAACATTTATTAGGTTTTTGTGGCGAAAGTCATTTAAACATTATTACAATTACTTTAATTATTTTAATATTAAAAATAGCTTATGAAAAATATTTTAGCAAAATTATTTGGTAATGCTGGAGCTGGTGTTGCTGGTAAAATTGGAAACTTAGTTGATAAATTTGTACACACAAAAGATGAAAAGGCAAAGTTTGAAAAAGAAATGAACCAAATTTGGATTGATGCCGAATCAGATATGCAAAAAAATGTTACTGAGAGATGGTTAGCTGATACAAACTCTGGATCTTGGCTTAGTCGTAATGTGCGGCCCATGGTTTTAATTTTTTTAGTTGTTTCAACTGTATTAATGGTTTTTATTGATGCTGGTGTTATTGAGTTTGAGGTTAAGGCAAATTGGATTGATTTATTGCAATTAGTTTTAATTACTGTTATTGGTGCATATTTTGGTGGCCGATCAATGGAAAAAATTAAAAAATAATGGCCAAAAATATTGTAAACAATTACCAAAAATCTAAAAGAAAAAAGCGGCCAGGTGTACATTCTAAAAATGCATCAAAAGGGCAAAACAGTTACAAAAAAATAACTAGAGGGCAAGGAAAAAAAAGGTAAACATAATTGCTTAAATTTGTATAAAATATAATTTATGGCAACTACATTTACTGGATTAAGAGTTCAAGATACTTATAATGCAATCCTTAAAATTGGCGATAATTCAAATTTAACTGGAACCGCAAAAATACTTAGTGATGGGTTGGGTAATTCATCCGCAATATATTTATCAACTACTAGCATTGGAATTGGCGTAACACCTAGTTACCAATTGCATACGAGTAGTAATGCCAAAATAGGTGGCAATTTAATTGTTTCTGGAAACTTAACTGTAAATGGCACATTAACATATTTAAATGTTGAGGATCTTGCGGTTGAGGATCCATTAATAAAATTAGCAAAAGACAATACAGCAAACACATTAGACATTGGTTTTTTTGGTAAATACGTTGCAACTAGTACTAAATACAAAGGTTTATTTAACGATGCTAGTGATGATAAATTTAAATTATTTATTGGTACTGGTACTGAGCCAACAACAACTGTTGATATATCCGCTAGTGGATATTCTGTTGGTACTCTAGTTGCTAATTTAGAAGGTAATGTTACTGGCGGCACAATTAGCGGAACGACTGGTACATTTTCTAGCACTTTGGATGTTGATGGTAATGCCACGTTTGATGCAAGTATTTTACATTATAAAAATTCAACATTAGTAACTAAATTTTTTGGTGAAACTGGTAGTGGTTATAATGCCAGTAAATTGGAATTTTATAAAAATACAGATTTACAAATTAGGTTAAATGGTGTTGATGGTAGTATAACCTCTGATGGTAATTTATCTGTTGGTGGTACTGGTGCATTTACTGGTAATTTAACTGGTAGTACAGCATCATTTTCTGGGTTAGTTTCTGGTATTGCACCAACAGCTGATCTAAATTTTGCCACAAAAAAATACGTTGATGATAATATACCTACAATTACAACACCAGCATTAAGTACTGTTTTAAGTGCTGGTAATACATCTGGTTCAAACAACTTAATTATCCAGGATAATGATGAATTAATTTTAGGTAGTGGCTCAGATTTTAGAGCATATCATAATGAAACAAATACATTATTTAGAATTGGTACTGGGGATTTAATTTTTAATTCATTTGTAACAGATGGTGATATTAAATTCCAATTAGACAATGGATCTGATTCACTTACTGAATATATGAGGTTAGATGGTGGTACTGAAAATATTGTTTTTATAAAACCTATAAGTGGAACAACTGGATCATTTTCTGGTACTGTTGATATAACTGGTACAAATGATTTACGAATAGCTGATGGTTCAATTACCTCATCTCAATCTTCTACTACTAACCCAGTGGCAAGATTTACAGATACTGGTGTTGCTGATTATGATTGGACATTCCCAGATTCTTCAACTATTCAATTAGGTGTTAATACATCAAGCACAAAAACACTTAAATTGGTAAACTCTGGTAGTGGTAATTTTAATTTTGTAGCAGTTGAAGCAACTTTTACTGGTTTGGTTACTGGTATTGCTCCGACTAGTGATCTTAATTTTGCTACAAAAAAATATGTTGATGATAGCATACCAACTATTCCAGGCACACCAGCACTAAGTGCTGTATTAGCAATTGGCAATACATCTGGAGCTAATAATATTATAATGGCTGATAACCAAAAGATTTTAGTTGGAACTGATAGCGATTTAGAGTTGTTTTTTAGTACAACTGATGGTCATATAAGAAACAATACTGGCGATCTTTATATACAAAACTTAGCAGATGATAAAAGTATATATTTTCAATGTGATAATGGCTCTGGTGATGTTGATATATATTCTCGAATCAATGGCATAATTCAATATGTACAGTTTTTTAAAAATGTAGCGATAAATAAAGCAAATGCAATTTTAGAGATTGGAGAGAGTGGATCTGGTGGCACATTTGGATTTATTGGTTGGAATGATGCTAGTAATTATTTATACTTTGGTAATTCTTATAATTCAGCATTTAACAAAGATTTTGTAATTAGTAATACTGGCAACATAGGTATAAATAATACAACTCCAGCAAAAAAATTAGAGATTACTAGTACTGTTGATGGTGATGGTATTTTGCTAACTGGTGATGGTGGTTTTGCTACTGGTTCCTCTAGAAACATTGAATTTTCTTATAACGATACCGATACCAGTTATGCATCAACTATTAAATTTGAAGTTAAGGACAACACCAATCATGGTGGCCAAATAGGTTTTTTTACTGATGCTGGGCCAAGTTCATCAGCTACTCAAGGAGTATTAACTAGAGCAATGACAATTGATCCTAGCCAAAATGTAGGGATTAATACAGATTCACCAGCTAGAAAACTCCATGTTGTAAATCCAGCAGATACATTTGTTGCAAGGTTTACCGCTGGTGCATCTAGCGATGTTAATATTGGAATTTTTGGACATAGCACCAGTTATTTTGGTAGTATAGGAACTGAAAGTAATCACCGATTTTCTTTATTTAC